ACATAGAATACAGGTAATTTAAAGTTTGAATGGAATAAATAATTTAAACATATTTATCAATATATTATTAATGTTTATTTTATTTAAATAAACACGTTATGTAAAACTCCATGTTATAAACAAATTCGTTGATAAAACGTTTTTTTTTAGTTGAATTACAATACTTATCTTAAATGTGAAATTAAATTTAAACTTTATCTAAATGCAACATATTTATAAATATGGAAATATATTTTAGAAAAAGATAATATACCTTTTTACATTGGTAAATCAGTAAATGCTTTTCATAGATTTTATAAATATAAAAAAAAATACTTATGGAAGATACAAATATCAATATGTTTAAACAAAGATCCAAACCTAAAAATCCTATAAAATTTAGATTAGAACTCAATGAAGAGCAAAAATTAGCCAAACAGATTATATTAGACAATCCTGTTACATTAATTAAGGGAATGGCAGGTTCAGGTAAAACTTTAGTAGCATGTCAAATAGCTTTAGACATGGTTTTTAAAAAGGAAATGAGTAAAATTATAATTACTCGAGCTACTGTGTCAAAAGAAGACATTGGGTTTTTACCTGGTGACTTAAAAGAGAAAATGGATCCTTGGTTAGCCCCAGTATATGCTAATCTTTATTTACTATATGATAAAGAAAAAATTGACAAAATGGTTGTAGACAACCAAATTGAAATTGTGCCTTTTGCTTTTATGAGAGGCAGAACATTTCCAAATTCTTTTGTCATAGTAGATGAATGTCAAAACATAACAGGCCAACAAACTGAAATGATGTTAGGTCGTTTAGGTAAGGGTGGTAAAATAGTTTTTTGTGGTGATTTAGCACAAGTAGATTTAAAAAGTAAAAAAGATTCTGGCATTGGATTTTTTCCACGTCTTGAAGAAAGAATCAAAGGTGTAAAAATTATTACCTTAAAGAAAAATCACAGACATGAAATTGTGGAGGAAATTTTAAAAGTATACGAAGAATTTAGAGATTAAGATTCCTCACATATTTATAACAAACAACTGATATAAAAATGGCTGCAGGTAGATATTCATTTACTATAGAACAAGGTTCAACATTAAATTTAGAACTTCAATATAAAGACTCTAGTGGAAATCCTATTAACCTTACAAGCTACAGTGGAAAAATGCAAATTCGTCCATCTGTTGCCTCATCCACAGTATATATTACTTTAAGCAGCTCATTAGATACTGATGGAACAGGATTAAATTTTAGTGGTTCAAATGGATCTACACCTCCTACATCTGGTTCAATAGCAATATATGTTTCAGCGGCTTCATCTTCCCTACTAACTTTTGACACAGGAGTATATGATCTAGAAATAGTATCAGGAAGCATAGTTACAAGAATTTTAGAAGGCCAAGTAAAATTATCTAAAGAAGTAACCCAATAATGTCTAATATAGGACCAATAAATATTATTCCTGACAACAATCAGGTGGTTTTACAAGACAATAACAGAACTATAACAGTAGTAGATAGTAATAGTAATAGTAATGTTGATGTAACTCAACCTATAACATCTGTTATTCAGATATTAACAGGCCCTATAGGAACAATAGGAGACCAAGGTCCTTCAGGTTCTCAAGGTCCTTCAGGTTCTCAAGGTCCTTCAGGTTCTCAAGGCGCTAGTTTTCCATACACCGGTTCAGCTGGAATAACAGGATCGTTATTTTTAATAGGACAAGGTTCATTTACATCATTACCATCATACACAACCAGTGATTTCTTTTTAGTAAGAAATTCAACAACAACCTTAAAGGTAATAGACGGCATACAAATGACTTCTTCTGCTGAAATACCTTTACAAATATTTAACTCTTCCAACAACAGTTTACTACAAATATCTCAAAGTGGAGTAGTTGTTCTTGCAACATCATCTATTATTTTAACAGGAACCGCTCCAAATGGAGGAATATACTTTACCTCATCTTCATTTTATGTTGGAATTGAGTAAGAACTTTAATATGTATAATAAAAATAAATAATGGCAAATTGGAAAAAAGTAATAGTCTCGGGAAGTAACGCAGAACTATTGACAGTAACAGCATCATTCTTCAAAGGAGATGGTAGTGCTTTAACAGGAGTAGTAGCAACTTCTCCATTTGCCTTAACAGCAGGAAGTGGATTATCAGCTGCTGGCACTTATGATGGAAGTGTTGCAAGAACTTTTACTGTCAATTCAGGATCATTAGTAGCTTATTATTCAGAATCAATATTCGGCACAGTATCTGGAGATGTAACTATTACCTCTGCAGGCGTAGCAGCATTAGCCACAGTAGCATCTGCAGGTACAACTGGTGGTAGTACAGCAATTCCAGTAATTACCATTAATGCTAAAGGTTTAACAACAGGCATCACAACAGCTGCAGTTGTTGCCCCAGCTGGAACATTGTCTGGAACAACATTAGCTTCAAATGTTTTAGCTTCATCATTAACAAGTGTTGGAACACTAGCTGGAGTAACAGTAACTGGAACAGCAGCATTAGCAACATTAACAGTATCAGGAGATGCTACAATCACTGGTAATTTATCAGTAGCAGGAACTGCTTCATTTACTAATGCTGATAATTTAAACATTAGAGATAAATTTATTTTAATCAACAGTGGTTCATCAACATTAGCAGATTCTGGTTGGATTACCCAATATAATACAGCAGGTTCAGGTTCAGCTTTTTATTTGGAAGCATCTTCAACAGGAACATATGGTCGTTTTGCTGTGGCATATGATGTAATTGGAACTACAACATCTCTAACACCAGATGAATTTGTGGTAACAGCTCGAGTTTCAGCTTCATCAGCCATTCCAACTAACCCAACATGGGGTGGATCAGGAAATGGATCAGGTAACATGTTTGTTAATAGTAATAATGGTGACATTTACATATATTCATAAAATATACAAAAAATTAGTTATGGCTTTTACTGCAAATAATTTAATTATTAATAACTTAGAAGTAGAGAAATCTACTTCTTCACTTCTTAGTAAAGATAACTTGACTGCTGGAGAAATTCAACTTATATTAATTACATTACGCAACTCAACATTTAAAGGAGAGCATGTAGAAATATTATACAACACAGTAATTAAACTACAAAACCAATATATTAATCAACAAAAATAGCAGTTATGAATATTTTTTCAATTGATTTAACAGTAAATGAAATTCAACTGTTAAGACAATCTTTAGACATCATTTCCATTAAAGGAACAGATGCTAAGTTTTTAGCTAATCTTCAAATTAAACTTGAAAATGAGTTACTTCAAATTCAAGAAATTTTAAAACAAGAAGAATCTAAAAAACAAGAAGATTTGCAACACGTTATAGAAAAAGAAGAAAAGAAAAGTAAAAAGCAACAATCAATATAAAGTTGATATTTATCATCAAACAAATTGTTGGCCTGAAAAGGAAGTAGGCATATACACTGGCATAAAGTGCATGTATCTAACCACAATTAAAAATACATTGTATGCCAAATTGGAAGAAGATTATTACGTCAGGTTCAGCAGCATCCTTATACTCATTAGATGTATCAAATGGTATAACTGGTTCATTACAAGGAACAGCATCTTTTGCAACAACTGCTTCATATGTAACAGGTTCAATATTTACCAATTCAAACTCAGCAGCAAGTGCTTCTTACGCTACTTATGCCACAAATGGTGGAGTAACTAAAATACTAGCAGGAGCTAATGTAAATTTATCTCCAACAAACGGTTTAGGAGATGTAACGGTTACTTCTTTTGGTACTAACTTATACAATACAGCTACCGGATCATATGGTAGTTTTTTTGATACTGGATCAGTACCAGCAACTTCAGCTACTACTATATACTCAATGTCTTTAAATACAACAGACATTTCAAATGGTGTTTATATAAGTGCTTCAAACGGAGATGTAACTCGAGTAAAATTTACAAACGCTGGAACATATAATGTACAATTTTCATCACAATTTTCAAACACTGACAACTCTAATCAAAATGTAATTATTTGGGTTAGAATAAATGGAGCCGATGTACCAGATTCATCTGGTATAATAGGTATACTTCCATTTAAAGCTGGGTCAGATGGGCAAATTATTATAAGTTGGAACTATTATTTAAACTTATCTGCACAGGATTACATACAAATGTGCTGGCATGTAGAAACAGCTAACGTAGTCACATTAACCACAATATCAGCTAGTACTTCTCCACCACATCCTAGAACACCATCTACTATTTTAACAGCAACTCGTGTAGATACGTTTTTAAGTAACACAGGATCATTTAGTGGTTCATTTACAGGAATATTAACTGGGACTGCCTCATATGCAACTACATCATCTTATGCTTTAACTGCTTCATATGTAGCAAATGCTTCATCATTTCCATATACTGGAAGTGCTGTTATAACAGGAAGTTTAACTATAACAGGTTCAACAACTTCAACATATGGATTTACAGGATCTTTATTAGGAACAGCTTCGTGTGCAACAACTGCATCATTTGCAACAACAGCTTCCTTTGTAACGGGTTCAATATTTACCAATTCAAACTCAGCAGCAAGTGCTTCTTACGCAGTAACTGCTTCATATGCATTAAGTGCTTCTTACGCAGTAACTGCTTCATACGCCCCAACAGCTGGAAACATATCCGCAGCAGTAAACCTATTTAACTATTATAATTTTACATAAGATGATGACATATGTAGCTCCAGACGGACACACAATTAAAAGCAAAAGCAGTCCAACAACTTACACTTGCGCTTGTGAAGACATGCATGATGGAACATATGAAAGTTTTGAAACCACATTTGCATCAACTGCAATAGGTATTCAACAAATTAAAATTGTAAGAACTGTCACCAACAACATGATGGAAATTACAATTACACAAAGTACAAACCAAGAACTAACAGAATATATTAACCCCATACAAAACCAATAAACAATGGCAGCAAACACCACACCAATATTTGTAATTCAAGGAAACAATAAACCAGCAAGAATTGCAGCAGCAAACACAGCATCTGATGGATCAGGTTCATTAGTAACTCTAGTAACTGCAGGAGCATCTGGTGCTAGAGTAGATGGAGTAAGATTTAGAAATTCTCAAGTAACAGCAGCCATAACATCTGCATTGGTACATAGAATATTTCTTTCCGACACCGCCGGAACCAATCATAGACTTATAGGAGAAGTAGCAACAGCAACAGCAACAAGATCACTTACAGTGGTTGGAGCAACTTCAATTTTTACTTTTGATCAACCCATCATCATGTTAAGCGGCCAAATCATGTCTGTTACACAATCATTATATACCACAGCTGCAGATCAATTTGATGCATGCGCATTTGCTGGAGACTATTAAACAATGGCAGTTAGAACAATAGCAGCTGGAGGAGGTAATTGGAATGCTACTGGAACGTGGGTAGAAGGAGTAGTGCCTATTGCTGGTGACACAGTATTTGCATCAGCCTCCTCAGGTCAATTAACTGTCAATGTTGCCTCTGCCTGTACATCCATAGATTTTACAAATTATACAAACACACTAACAATGAATGCAACGTTAACTGTTACTGGTAATGTTACACTTGTTGATGCAATGGTTCTAATAGGTGTTGGGGCATTAACTATTAGTGCAACATCTACACTCACATCAAACGGGAAAATATGGTTAGGAGCAATAAATTTCAATGCAGGTCCATTCACTTTAGCTGATAATTGGATTGTGAATGGAACTATGACTTGGAATGCTAATGGAGGGTTATTATTAGGTAATACCTTAACTTGTATGGGTAATTTTACTTTGACTCAAGCTCCTAATCCATCTTCAACAGCAACTATAATATTGGGAGGAACGGGAACTTGGTCAGGTAATTTTGCTGTTCGAGGGATAACATTACAAATTAACACAACAGGAAAAATTACCATAAGTGGAAATGTAAATAAAGGAATAGGAACATTCACATATATCGCTGGAACTGTAATAACAACTGGAAGTAATTTAAATATATCCGCTGCGGCAACATTAACAGGCATGGATAAAATAGTATTGGATACCGTGACTGTAACTGCTGGCATAACTTTAACCATGAATAAATTTTTTAGTGGAAGCCCAAATCAAAAAACAACAATACGGTCTAGTGTAACAGGTACAGTATATACAATTACTTTTCAAGACACTTTTGAAAAAACAGCAAAATTTGTAAAAATATCAGACTGTAGTTTAACAAGAAAAGGACAATTACTCATGCTAACTTCGAACTCAGATAAAGGAGGCAACTCTGGCATTAGATATCTAAACCAATCACCAAATGGAATAGCTAAAAATTCTCCATCAATCACAGATACCATGACCAACCCAACATTTGGATTAGTTGCAGATCCTTGCTTTAGTTAAGAATTACTTTAATCTTTGTCATATTTATAATAAATCATAATTCATGAATGTACCTATATATCCCGGTTCTAGTTCATTTTTTCCAGGTAATACTCCTTTTGGATTTTATGATAATGACTATCAATTTCAAACTGACGCAGATAAAGTAACTACTTTTTGTGCTAGACGTTTAGGACATCCTATAATGGAAGTTGAATTGCAAGATTTAAACTTCTACACAGCTTTTGAAGAGGCAGTTACAACATATGGAAATGAATTGTATGCTTATCAAGTAAGAGATAATTTATTAAACATAGCTGGATCTCCTACCTCTTCCAACATGAACCATGCTACTGTCATTCCAAGCATGGCTAACATAATTAAATTGACAGAGCAATATGGCTCAGAAGCAGGAGTAGGAGGATATGTAGATTATCACAGTGGATCAGTAGCAACTACAGCAAGTATTCAAGATTACGATTTAACCCAATGGGCTTTAGACAACAACATAACTGGGGGGATAGAAATAAAAAGAGTATTTTACCAACCAACTCCCGCCGTTAATCAACTTTATGGCCTAAATTTATTTTCAGGACTTGGAGGAGTTCCTGCAGTTGGAGGAGCGTCTTTTGCAAATGGAGTTCCAGGTTACTTTATGTATCCTACAAGTTTACTAATTCAAACAACTCAAGCAATTGAATTACAAAACCAAGTTGCATTATCTGACTATTCATTTGAACTAGTAAACAATAAATTAAGAATATTTCCAATTCCTTCCAACACTGGAAACTACATTTGGTTTCACTACATTAGTATTGAGGAAAGAACAAATTCAATTATAACTCAGGCAGGATCATCAGTAACTAATGTTTCAAATGCCAATTTTACAAATCCCTCATATTCTCAAATAAATTCTATAGGCAGACAATGGATATTTGAATATACATTATCTTTATGTAAAGAAATGTTAGGATATATTAGAGGAAAATACACTCAAATTCCAATCCCAGGAAAGGAAATATCACTTAATCAATCAGACTTAATATCAGCTGCAACAGCAGAAAAAACAGCTTTAATAGAAAGATTAAGATTATACATGGATGAAACTTCCCGCCAATCTTTACTAGTAAGAAGACAAGCAGAAGGAGATGCAACTATGATTGAACTTGGAAAATCTCCTATGACTATATTTATAGGCTAAAAATGTAAAATATGGCTCTTTTTGGATCTAGTAGAGATGTCTCATTTATGAGAGGAATGAATAGAGAAGTAATGGGCAACGTTATTTCTCAACAGTGTTCTTTTTACAAATACATTTTGCAAAAAACAACAGTAAATTTATACGGTGAAGCGTCTGGAGGAAAATTTTTTGATGGACCAGTTTTACTAAATGCTCTTATAACAGTAGGAGATCAAACTTCTCCTACAAGTGAATTGGGTGTAGGATTTGATTGGCCAATGACTTTTGCTTTTTTAAGAGATGATTTAGTAGATGCTAGTTTAGTTCCAGAAGTGGGAGATGTTATTTTATATCAAGAAAGCTACTGGGAAGTAGACAATGCTGGTTCAGCACAGTTTTTTGCAGGCAAAGATCCTGAATTTCCAAATTCTATAAACCCACTAAATCCAGGACTAGAAAATTTTGGATACAATGTTAGTGTAGCATGTGAATGTCATTATGTTCCTTCAGATAAGTTAAATTTAATTAAATCAAGATTGTAATATTTATAATAAACAAAATGAAAAAGTCAGAACTACGTCAAATCATTAAAGAAGAAATTTCTAAAATTTTAGATAAAAATATATTTGAATCCAAAAAATTACAAATTCAAAAAGAAATGAGCGAACATGTAAAAAGAGGAGGAGAAAAATTAAAGAATATTCAAAATTTAATGAGAAAAAAAGGATATAAAATATAATATGCTTCTAGAAGATAATAAAAGTATTGAAAAAGATATAAATCAATTAAGTCAACTTATAGTTAAATTAAGGGAGACAAAAGGATTAGATGAAGAGTTTAAGAAAGAATTAATTTTATTATATGATTCTGAAATTTCACCTTGGACTAAGAAATATTATTTATTCAATAAAGAAACACCTAAAAATGAAGAAGATAGAATGACAGAAATAATTATAAATATGATAATAACTATAACTTCTCTTTTAAATACAAATAATGGCAACCAGAGGTAGAAAACCAATTCCAAAAACACAAAAGGAGCTTCTTGTTGATCAACAAGTTCCTTATGAACAAACTGGATTAGGAAATCCTAATTTAGCAAATGGAAAAAACAGAGGAGATCAACTTTCTTTTAAAGGAGATACTACCAAACCATTTTCTATAGGAATTCAAGACATTGATGAATCTATTTTCTATTACTTTACAAATGTTATTAAACCTTCTATAATACAAAATGGCGAAAGAATTGAAGTGCCAATAATATATGGTTCACCTGAAAAATGGAAATCCTTCCAAAAAGACGGATACTATAGAGATGTTCAAGGTAGAATTATGATGCCTATAATAATGTTTAAAAGAGACAGTATTGATAAGGTAAGATCTATAGCTAATAAATTAGACGCTAACAATCCTAACAATTTAGCTTTACACAGAAAAAAATACAGTTCTAAAAATGCATATGACAACTTTAATGTATTAAACAATGTTATTCCTCAAAAGGTAAATTACGCAGTTGTAGTACCAGACTATATAACAATAACATACAGTTGTGCCATCAACACTTACTATATGGAACAACTAAATAAAATTGTTGAAGCAATTGGATATGCATCTGATTCATATTGGGGTGATCCTTCACGTTTTCAATTTAGAGCGATGATTGATTCGTTTGCTATAAAAACTGAAATATCAGATAATCAAGAAAGAACAGTAAGTAGTACATTTAACATAAAATTAAACGGATATATAATTCCTGACATATTACAAAAAGACATAACAGCATTAAAAAAATTACCAGATAAAGTTAAAATTATATTTACATCAGAAACAATTCCACCTGCCCAACTTTAATAATATTTATAACAAAATAAAATTTATGACAACAAAAGCTTTAACAGCAGAAGAAATTACACAATTGAAAGAAGTTCAAGAAAAAAGACTTCAACTAATTGAACAGTTTGGAATAATTGAATTAAGAATTCAAGAATTTAATTTGCAAAAAGAATATTTAATAGTAGAACTTAAAAAAATACGTCAAGAAGAAACCACAATTGGTGAAACTTTACAGAAAAAATACGGCGATGGAACAATAAATCTTGAAAAAGGAGAATTTGTAAGCGCTTAGTATTTTAATATGTTTCACCATATTTATAACAAAATAAAACATAATAAACAATGGCAGAAACATTAATATCACCTGGAGTCTTAGCAAGAGAAAACGATTCATCTTTTGTATCTCGTAGACCTGTAACAGCTGGAGCAGCAATCATTGGACCAACAGTTAAAGGTCCAGTTGAAATCCCAACAATTGTTACCACATTTAGCGAATATGCCAATACATTTGGTACAACTTTTGAAAGTGGAAGTGCTAATGCTTTAAAAACATACTCCTACTTTACTTCAATAGCCGCGTACAACTACTTTGTTAATGGCGGAACATCTTTACTAGTAGCTCGAGTAGTAACAGGATCTTACACATCAGCTAACACAACTACAGCTTCAGCTGGAAATGATGCAATTAAAGATTATAATAACAGTGAATCATTTGCTTTAGAAACATTTTCTAAAGGCATAATCATGAACAACTCAGGTTCCCAAACATCTGGAGCTTTAATAAGTGGTTCTAAAGACAATGTAAGATATCAAATTATAAATTCAAATACAAGCTCAGGAACATTTGATTTATTAATTAGAAGAGGTGACGACAATGTTCTTACACCTACTGTGTTAGAGACATTTACAATGTTATCTTTAGACCCAAATTCTCCAAATTTTATTTCTCGTGTAATTGGTGATCAAGTTCAAAATTACAATGGAACTACAATACAAATTGACACTTCAGGTTCATATGCTAACAGATCAAATTTTATAAGAGTAAAAAATGTAAATGTTACAACATTAAATTATTTTGACAATAATGGAGTGGCTAAAAATGAATATACTTCTTCTATTCCTATAAATAAAAGTGGATCATTTGGTGGAGCAACAGGTACTGTGAGAGGAGGAGCTAAATTTTACAATGATATTTCTAACACAGATACACAAGGGCTAACAGCAGGATGTTATGATAATATGATTAATCTCTTATCAAACACTGATAATTTTAAATTTAATGTATTATTAACACCGGGATTAATTGATGGATTTGCAAGTCATGTTGGAACAATATCTTCAATCATTACAAACACTCAAAATAGAGGAGATAACATTTATGTAGTTGATCCTGTAGGATATGGTTCATTAGTTTCAGCTGCTGTTGCTGCTGCTAGCTCTCGCAACACATCATATGCTGCTGAATACTGGCCTTGGTGCCAAGTAGTAGATCCTTCCACAGGAGACTTAGTTTGGGTACCTGCATCAACAGTAATTGGAGGAGTATATGCTTACAACGACTCAGTAGCTGAGCCTTGGTTTGCACCTGCAGGAATAAACAGAGGAGGACTATCACAAGTAGTTAGAGCTGAACAAAAACTCTCAGCTTCAAATAGAGACACTTTATATAATGGAAAAGTAAATCCAATTGCAACCTTCCCAGGAACAGGCATAGTAGTATATGGACAGAAAACATTACAAACTAGAGCTTCCGCTTTAGACAGAGTAAATGTTAGACGTTTGTTGATTGCTTTAAAATCATACATTTCTCAAGTGGCACTTAATTTAGTATTTGAACAAAACACTATTGCTACAAGAAATCAATTTTTAAGCCAAACAAATCCTTACTTAACATCTGTTCAACAAAGACAAGGATTGTATGCTTTCAAAGTAATTATGGATGAAAGTAACAACACACCTGATGTAATTGACAGAAATGAATTGGTGGGTAAAATATTTGTTCAACCAACTAAAACAGCTGAATTTATTTACTTAGACTTCAACATCACACCAACAGGAGCTACTTTTGGGGCGTAATTTTTTAAAAATATAATATTTATAATAAACAAAAACATAAAAACAAAATGGCAGTACTAAGCCCCAACGAAATATTTTTCACCGCATTTGAACCTAAAGTAAAAAATCGCTTTATTATGTATGTGGATGGAATTCCAGCTTACACAATTAAAAAGATTGGAGCTGTGGGTGTAACAATGGAGGAAATTGTCTTAAATCACATTAACGTTTACCGTAAAATTAAAGGTAAAGCTAAGTGGGATGACATTGAAATGACATTGTTTGATCCTATTACACCATCAGGCGCTCAATCAGTAATGGAATGGGTACGTTTACATCATGAGTCTGTTACAGGCCGCGATGGTTACTCTGATTTTTACAAGAAAGACGTAACAATCAACATTTTAGGACCAGTAGGAGACATTGTATCTGAATGGGTTATTAAAGGAGCATTTATTAAATCTGCAAAATTTGGAGACTACAGTTGGGATGATGAAGCAGCAGCTCAAGAATTAACAGTTAACTTATCAATGGATTATTGCATTCTCAATTTTTAGATTAGAGAAGCACAATCCAAGTCGATCTTAAATCCTCCTCGCATATTTATAATAAATGAGGAGGATTTTTTATGCTTAAATGTCAACTATGTAATTATGAAACCGATAAACAACAAAAGTTAAGTAAACATACTTCTTTTTATCATAAACTAAGATTTCTTGAATATCTTATTCAAGTAAAATATAATGGAATAAATCCATTATGTAAGTGTGGGTGTGGTAATAAAACCAAATATGCTCCTGAATATGGGGATTTTTATAAATTTATAGTTGGACATAATACTCGAAAAGAAGGACATTTTGGAGATCCTAAAAACCCCAAACGTGTAGCTAAAATTATTGCAACACGTAAAGCAAAATTTGCTTCAGGTGAATATGATTATATAATAGATGCTATTAAAAATAAAGATTGGGTAGAACAAGGTAAAAAAATATCTAAAGGAGCTTTAGGTGTACCCAAACCAAAACCTAAAGGATTTGGAGTAGGCAGAATACAATCAGAAAAAACTAAATTAAAAATGAGCGATTCAGCAATGAAACGAATCATAAAAGAAGATAAAATACATACTTCCAAATTAGAAATAACATTCCAAAATATATTACTTGAACAAAATATTGAAAATATCCATTCATATTATACTAAACCTATAAAAGCATTTTATGATTTTTATTTACCTAAATATAATATGTTGATTGAAGTAGATGGTGATTTTTATCATTGTAATCCTCTTAAATATCCTAATGGTCCAATATGTAAAACTCAAGAAAAGAATATTAAACGTGACAAACAAAAAAACCAATGGGCTAAAGACAACGGTTTTAAATTACTTAGATTTTGGGAAACAGACATTAACAATAACCCACAACAAATAATAGAAACACTTAAACAAGAACTCACTTAAACTTGGTGGGTTTCTTTTTTTTTCGTATATTTATATATGAACAATAAGTTACATTAATAAAATCTATGGAAAATACCAATGAAGTCAAATATGACTTTCCAACAGAAGAAATTGAATTGCCATCAAAAGGCTTAGTTTATCCTGAAGACAACATCTTGTCAAGTGGTAAAATTACCATGAAATACATGACAGCTAAGGAAGAGGACATTTTAACCAATCAGTCTTACATTCAAAAAGGCACAGTATTAGACAAAGTAATGCAAGCTTTAATTGTGTCTAAAATCAACTACAGTGACTTAATTGTAGGAGATAAAAATGCTATAATGGTAGCTGCTCGCATTTTAGGATATGGTAAAGACTATTCATTTGACTACAATGGAGAAGAACATACTGTAGATTTATCAACAATTGAAAATAAACCATTTGAATTAAAAAATAAAGGTGTTAATGAATTTGACTTTACTTTACCATCTACAGGTGTAAACATCACTTATAAAATATTAACTCATGGTGATGAGAAAAAAATTACAACAGAATTAGACAGTCTTAAAAAAATAAATAAAAACGCTTCACCTGAACTTTCTACACGTTTAAAATATATGATTACATCTGTTGGAGGAGATCGAGAAGTAAAAACAATTCGAGAGTTTGTAGACAAACACTTGTTAGCTCGAGACTCACGAGAGTTAAGAAAACATATTAAAGAAACACAACCAGATGTAGATCTGACTTTTTTTCCCGACAGGGACTCAGTTGGAGTCGATATTCCAGTTGGGATTAAGTTTTTTTGGCCTGACTTCTAACACAGCACCTATTGCAAGATCTAACCTATTTACCCAAATACATGAAATAGTATTTCATGGTAAAGGTGGATATGACTGGAATACAATTTACAACATGCCACGCTGGTTACGTCAATTTACATTTAACCAAATCAATGATTTTTACAAAAAAGAATCTGAAGCATCTGAAAATGCTTCTAATGGAGGTTCTAACAAATCCACACTAATGGATTCTTCTGGTAAAATTAGCCGTGAAAATTGGAATAGTGTTTCAAAACCTGTTACTCCTTCAGGTAAATCAACAAAGTATAAATAGTTAATATTTATAATAAATAAACATTTTATAGAATGACTGACGATATTAATGACATAAATCAGAAAATAAATGAACTTAGAGCTGAGCTTAGAAAAAATCCATTAACTCCATTTGATATTAAGGATTTAGAAAAAGCTAAAGCATTACTTTCTGGCTTAGGTGCTGAAGTTCGTGAGATGTCATCAGATTTGAATTATGTATATAATTCATTTAAAGATAGTGTTAATGAATTAGCAAATCAAAAAAATTACCTTTCAGATGCTAAAAAATCTCTTAATGGAATTGCGAGTATAGCACAAAAAGTTTCAGATTATAGAAAAGGAGAATCCGACTTAAGTGAAAAACAACTTAAGAACCTACAAAGACAAGCCAAAACAAAATTTAATGAATTAATAACCATTAAAAACATGGGAAATCTTACAGGAAAAAATCTGGATGAACTTAACCAAGCAATAGACGCAGAAGAAAAATTTAATAAATCTATTGAAAGAACAGTTGAAATTCAAAAACAAGTTAATAAAGAAATAGGTTTATTAGGAACAGGTGTTGGGGGAGTAACAAAAGCTCTATCAAAAATAGGTTTTGGTGATTTATCTCAACCATTTAATGATGCAATTGAGAAAACTAAAAACGCTCGAAAACAAATTCTTCTTAATAAGGATGCAATAGCTGAAAATAATAATGAATTAAAAAGTTTACAAAGACCTTATCAATATTTATCTCAAGTTGAAAGAGATAGAAAAAAAGAACTTTTAAAAAGTAATTTATTATTAAAATCTCAAAATATAGAACTTGAAACCCAAACTTCTAAATATAAAAATATAGGAAATGCATTAAAAGCACAACTAACCTTAACAAATCTATTAGATTTTGCTATAACACAAATAGTTGATACTTTAATAAGTGTTGATAAAGGAGCAGGAGAGTTAGCTAAAGGTTTCAACATGACATATAATGAAGCTGCAAATGTAAGAGAAGAACTTACACAAATAGGTAATTTATCTGGTGATGCTGCTTTAAACACAAGGGCACTACAAGAATCTATGATGGCTATTGGTAAAGCTTTAGGTTCTAATGCTATGGCAAGTGAAAGAGACTTAATAGCCATGACTAAATTAAGAGAACAAGCAGGTTTCACTAATGAGGAATTATTAGGAATTGAAAAAACAAGTTTAGCTACAGGAAAAAACTTAAATGAAAACGTTTCAAGTTTACTACATGCTGCTAAAGTAACTGGTTTAAACAATAAAGTTTTACTAAATGAAAAAGACATAATGCGAGATGTTGCAAAAGCATCAGACGCAATTAAACTTTCATTAGGGGGTAGTGGTGAAAAATTAGGAGCAGCAGCAGCTCAAGCAAAAGCTTTAGGAATGAGTTTATCACAAGTTGACAAAATAGCAGGTTCATTATTAGACTTTGAATCTTCTATTAACAATGAATTGTCTGCAGAATTAATAACAGGAAAAGATTTAAATTTAGAACAAGCTCGTTTATATGCTTTAACTAATGACACAGAAGGATTGTCTAGAGAATTAGCTAAAAACTTTGGAACAGCAGCTGAATTTGGAAAAATGAATCGCATTCAACAAGAGGCAATAGCTGCAGCTGTTGGAATGGGACGTGATGAATTAGCTACTACTTTAACAGATCAAGAAGCACTAAAAAATCTATCAGGCGACAAATTAGCTGATGCTCAAGCTGCATTAAGTACAGCTCGTGCTCAAGGAATGTCTGAAAAACAAATAGCTGAAACTGGTTATGATAACTTAATGAAACAACAAAGTGCCCAAGAAAGATTAACAATGGCTGTTGAAAAAATGAAAGAAATATTTGTGTCTATAGCAGAGCCAATAATGGCTATAATCTCTCCTATTATGGATGCCTTACTGCCTGTTTTGTCTGTTATTTCAGGTGTTGTAGGAACAATAGCTGGAGGATTTGGAACAGTACTTAAATATATTTCTCCTATAGTAGTAGCAATAGCTTCATTTTATGCTATAGCAAAAACAATAATGGTAGTTCAAAAAACTATGGTAGCTTTACAAGGTGCTTATAATATTTTAACAGGAATAGGACTTACAATGGAACAAAAAAGAGGATTGGTGATGTTAAGAAATGGAGCTATTGCGGCTAAAAACTTTTTAAAAAGTATGTATGGTTATGTTGTATCTGTAGGTGAAAATGTAGCTAAAATTCCTTATATAGGACCAATATTAGCTATAGCAGCAATGGCCGGGGCAACAGCAATAGGAATGGGCATGTATAGTAAAATGATGGGTGATGGAAACTTTCCAGCAGAAGGACAAGGTCCAGACAGAACTATTACTTCAAAAGGAACAATGTATAAACCGGCTAAAGAAGACAACATATATGTAACTCCTCAAAAAATGGTAGCTGTTGGTAATGCATCATTTAGAGGTAATGGTGGAGCAACTAATACTTCCTCAAACCAATTTACACAACAATCTCCAACACCAGTGTATGTCACTGTTAATCCTACAACACCAACATCTGGAATAAGTCAAATACAAAATCAATATTACACAACAGCATAAACTATGGGACTATTAACTAAATATACACTTCAAGGTTCAACAATGTTAGGAAGTTTACTTAATCCAGACTTAACAACACAGTATCCTGCTACTGTAACAGGCACACCAAACATTTTTAGCAATCCTGGAGGCCCAATTGTGCCTTTTCATCAAATATACAACTTTGCAAGAAATGGTGACACTTACTTAAGTCACATAAACAACTTACTTGTAGACAACAGTGACTTGTCAAATGACTTAAACATTCCAAGAATTTTAGCTATTACAAATTTAGACACTGAACATACTGGAGTAAATGGAGGATTTCCTACTAATCCACTTAATGATCCAACAGTATATCCTTTAACAACCACACACACTTCACCAATAAGAGGACATTTTGCTGAACCATCAACATCACCTTCAAAATTTACTCAAAGTTTTAGCCCAAATGGCACATATTTAACATTTATTGAAAGTGGAAAAGATATATATAATAAACCATATATTTAGTCATATTTATAACAAAAATACATACCATGGGACTTTTAAATCAACTTACAACTAACGGCTCTACATTTTCTTATGGAAATGGAGTAACACCTCCTACTAATCAAGGAGCAACAGCATTATCTAAATTGCACGCAGATGGAGCAGCTCCAGGATATTCAGTAGATGGATCTGACTTTTCAACAGTAAATGCTGCTTATCAAGCATACAATGATGGTACAAATAATATTTTACCTCAACCATCACAGTTAGACTTAAACGGAGCAACACCAACTCAATACCTTAACAACTTACCTCAATAGGCTATGCCACTAATAGATCTTACAACTAATCTAAGAGATCTTAAGTTTGGTAGAGATAGAGTTGCTGGTGGCAGCAGCAACCAACCTTACGTTCAATCTGACATTCCTGCTCTTGACAAAGAGTCAAGTGGATTAGGCTATTTAAATCAAGATTTTGTTGTAAGAGGAGGTCTTAAAGCAGTTGTTAACTCTGTTAAAGATGTTGAAAGACTGTCAAAATATTTTTTTGACGTAAGAAACCCTAGTGGTCTTTTATTTATAGCAAAACAAAATTTACTTTCTAGAACAGCAGTAAAAACTCAAGCTAGTGGAAAGTTAAATGAAGGAGTATACACTCCTATAGGCACTTTAGCTCAAGCAGGAGACGTTGCTTTTGGATTGCACACTAACAAACAAGGACTAAACCCATTTGAAAATTTTAGAGTAGGAGCAGGAGCAACAGATCCTACATCATTGGGAGGATACTTTTTTGCAGTAACAGATACAAATAAACGTGAACTTAAACCAACAACAGAAACAAAAACATCACTACCTGCTTTTACCTCTTTTACATCATCAGATCTTGAGGCTTCATCAAATTCATTTATTACATTAACTACTATCACTACAAATAAACGAAATAGACTGTTAGAATTATACAATGATCTTTTAATCTCAGAAAAAATCCAATCAGACATTTTATCATATCCTGGAGGCCCTGGATCTATTTTAGGAATTGGAAAAACTAATATTAAATTTGCTACTGGTAATGGAAAAAATAGTGTAAGAACAGGTAAAAATAATATAGAATTAAAAAACTCAGGTTTTTTTACTTCACAAGGAAAATCTAAGTATTCAGTTTTTACCACTCCCTTACTTAGATCTATTGAAGAAAAACAAATTCCACTAGGTGTATCATTAGACATAGTTAGCTCTTTTCCATTAGGTACACCCCCATATGAACAATATGAACAAGATAAGATATATTTTGATAGAAGAACTTCTATCATTTCTTTAGAAACAAAAGCTAAAGAATTTACATCTAAAGATAAAAGAGGAACAATTTTTGATCAAATTTCTTCAAATGAACCCCAAACATATCTTTATACAGAAATTTTAAATATCCCTGATGTTAGAGATAAAACTGCAAAACCTTCAGGTTCATCAATTTATATAGGTAAAATAGGTCTAACTACACCAGGTGATTTTAGAGCATTATTAAGAAGTAAAAATTTTCCTGAAATAGCTATGGCCCCAGATTATACTGAAAAAAATATAGAAGCAAAATTAGGAGATCCAGGAAATAGAAATGGCAAAAATTTACAATTTTATGATCAGGGAGCAGGAAATGGATCAACAATCCCTGTAGGAGCAGCATCCTTTAACTCATATGACAAAATAAATGCTAGTGACATAAATGATAAAAATAAAGATTTAATTCCTTTTAAAATAGAAAAAATATCAAATAATGTTCCAACAGCAACCGATACTATTCAATTTAGAGCTTTTTTAGACAGCATAAGTGATTCCTTTTCAGCAGAGTGGAAAGGTGAAAGATATGTAGGAAGAGGAGAAAATTTTTACACTTATAGTGGATTTGACAGAAAAGTTTCATTATCTTGGACAGTAGCTGCCCAATCAAAAGCTGAACTTATTCCAATGTATAAAAAATTAAGTTATTTAGCTTCAATTTGCGCCCCAGATTATAGTAGTAAAGGATACATGAGAGGAAACATAGTTAAATTAACTATAGGAGGATATTTTTTTCAACAACCTGGTATTATAACTGGTTTTTCTTATGAAATGAATGAAGATAATGCTACTTGGGAAATAGGCATAGGTAGTAAAGGAGATGATGATGACACTACAAGTCAACTTCCACACCTAATAAAAGTTAAAGGATTTCAATTTATTCCAATTCACACTTTTGTTCCAGAATTAGGAATATGGGACAAAAGTCCATTTATAGCAATAAGTCCACTTTCATCTTCATATGCTTTCACTGCTTCCATTCAAAAATAAGAAACAATGAACCGTTATCAAAACATATCCACTATTACAATTGATAAAAAACAAGTTTATCAAACTGTACGCTATCCTGAAATTCCTACTACAAGTGACGATATTTATGTATACACAAGTCAAGGCGACAGATTTGATGTTTTAGCAAATGTATACTATAAAGACAGTTCACTATGGTGGATTATATCAACAGCAAACACAGCAATAGCAGGAACAACATTACCTTCAGACTTACCACAAGATTCTTTAGTTATACCTGAAGGACTACAAATAAGAATACCTGCTAATTACATAGCAGTGTTAAATAGTTTTAAATTTTTAAACGGTTTATGATATGAACATTTTTGGAGAAGGTTTACCAGAACAAATAATAGGTCAAATAAATAGAAGACAAAAAACCTACGGCTCAGGTTATGCTGGAGCTACAAGAACTAATGAAGAAATACTAGTACTAAATGCAAACACAGGATGGATTAAACTTTTATCTTCTGTTAACATACCTGATGTTAGTAAAATCAATAATCCTTCTATTCAAGCACTAAATCTAACAGAAAATAACTTAGCTAAAAAGTACACTTTATTTAATGGAACAGATGAACCATCTGCGTTACTTAGAAGTGGAGTAAGTCCTGTTAATACATTTGATGGAGGAAACTACGCCTACGGCATAGGAGGAACAGACTTTGGCATTAATCCAATGATGGGCATTACTTCTATGACTGTCAATCATGAAAACAGAGGTTCATTAAGACGAGCAGTTGTTAAAATAAGAGCCCACAATAAAGTTCAATTTGAAATAATAGATGTTTTATATTTACGTTTAGGATTTCAAGTTCTTTTAGAATGGGGAAATGCTATATATTTAGATAATGATAATAAGTATGATCCTTTAACAACAAACAACTGGAGTTTAGCAGATGATTTTTTAAGAGGTAGTGGAAATATAAAAAATCCTCCTCCTGATAAAGGAGAAAAGTTTAAACATTTTAATTATGATGATTTTTTACAAAGAATTCATCAAAACAGATTAGATTCTCAAGGAAATTATGATGCAATGTTTGCTAAAGTTACTAATTTTCATTGGTCTGTAAACAAAGATGGAAGTTACGACATAGAAGTTAACTTAGCTAGCATTGGAGACATAATTGAGTCTTTAAAAGTAAATGTAGCTTCAAAGTCCCCAATTCAAACTAAAAAACAAAAAATAAATTTAGAATCAGAAAATATTACTATCCAACAACAATTCATCCTATCACGTGGAAAATCAGCTATTGGAGATTTTTTATCTATGCCTTTAATAGAAATATCTACTGCAGAGCAAGCTACATCATATAACCAAACAGGTGGTCAGATACTTGCTAATCTTATATATTCAAAATTAATCGCTGATACAGATAAAACAGCTGGTTTTGTATTTTCTATACATAAACAAGGTATTAATACATCAGATAGATGGTCAAGTGTTCCTTATTTACAAAAGTTAAATGCTCTAAAATCACCTCCAATTAATATGAATATGAATCTTAATGATTTTAAGATTCAAACCCAAAGAGATTTTATTAATATCAATTGGGATAATGCTATGTCAAATGGTGTTGGTCTAGATGCAACAGATCCTTTTACATATGTAAGATTAGGAACATTTCTTCAATTTTTACAAGATGTTATTGTTTTTCAACAAAAAGGAGTAGATGCTAATGCACCAGCTAAACCAGGATTAAGATTTGACTATGATGTAGAAACTAACATTATAAATGCTTATAATAGACAAGTAAGTTTTGACCCAAAAATTTGTGTTGTTAACAGAACAATAGATCTTAGTTATAACCCAGGAAATGAAGAATTTAGTGATACATTAAAATTTCCATATATTTTTGCTCCAACAGATAAAGGACAATTTCCACCTACTTTACCTCAAGATGGAGGAAAATACATAAGTGACAACCTTAAAACAATAGGAAGTTATGGTAAAATAATGAATGTATTTGTTAATAGTAGATTTATTTTAGAAATTATAGACAATAATAAAGACGAACAAGGAGATGTATTATTAATTGATTTTTTGCAAAAGATATTAGATGGAATAAGTGAAGGTTTAGGAGGATTAAACAATTTAGATGTTTTTATTGATGAAACACTTAACATGGTTAAAATCATAGACAAAAATCCTTTAAAAAATAGAGACACAGTATTAGAATTTATGAATAATAATGTATTTCTTTTTCCATATGCCCATCAAGATTCATCTCAAAAAATTTCAACAGATCTTGCTAAATTTCAATTGTTTGGATACAGTGGCTCATCTGCTGGTTTTATAAAAGACTTTACTTTTAAAACAGAACTTACACCTGCCTTTTCAACTATGATAACAGTAGGCGCAGCAGCAAATAAATCCGTAGTTGGAGAAGAAAACACAGCATTGTCTAGAATAAATAAAGGACTAGTAGACAGATATAAAAAAATAGTAGTAAATATAATTGATCCTAAAAAGTTACTTAAAGAAGAAGATAAATCAACAATTGCAGAAACAGAAGAACTTTTAAAAATTAGAAATGAAGAATTTGAAAAATTTCTATATGATATGAGCTACACAGCTGAATTTTATCATAGTAAGGATGGTGTTGAATATAACATTGATGATATTAATTTACATAAAACATCTTTAAAAGAACTTATAGATTTAGAACAAAAATTAAAAGAACTAAAAGCAAGAAAAGCTGATGAACCTACACCTCCTCCATCTAATACAAGAGATGGTTTTATACCTTTTAACCTATCTTTAACAATGGATGGGCTATCAGGTATGAAAATAAATGAAAAATTTACAGTTAACACTGATTTTTTACCTTCAAACTATCCAGAAACTGTAGAATTTTTAATTAAAAATTTAACACATGAAGTAACAGACAATAAATGGCTAACTAAAATAGATTCATATTGTATTTCTAAACAAGCAGAAGCATCATCTGCAGTTAAAGATCCAGTAGTAGTTAAAAAAGACGTTATTCCTTCTAAAGATACTGCACCACTACTAGCAAAAAAAGAAACACCAGCTAAAACATCTTCAGGACTAGTAACATCATGTGGAATTTCTACTGTAAGTTCACATCCAAATGGTGACTATAGAGGAGGAATTACAAAATGGATAGGAAACATAGTTACGTCAGCTAAATGTAACCTAGATGCTGTCACTTTTGATATTTATGATCCAGCACCACCACCACCTGCACCACCAAAAAATATTGTAGACAGTGGCAATATGGGATGTGCAGCAGCTGTTTCTTTAATATTCTACAGAGCTACAGGATACTCTATTACTCAAAAACAATCTTCTGTTCCTTCAACATGGCCTATTGCTAAGTTTCCTGGAAGTGTAGGAACATCTGGTTTATATGCATTTTTTACTAACAATCCTTCATTATGGGATCAATATTCATTAAAAGATGCTAAACCAGGAGACATTATTATAACTGAAAGATTTTCTGCTACAGTATCAGGCCATGTAGGTGTAGTAATAGACACTACAAATGTTGATGGAACATATGATGTAATTTCAAATACATCTAGTGGATATAATGGTAGTAGAAAAGGAACCATACAACAAAATTATACTGTTAAAAGTTGGTCGAAAATTACGAAAAAAAATCCAACAAAAACATTTTGCTTTAGATATTTAGGAGGCTTTAGACCATAAAAAAATGTATTATCCAAAATCACAAATTAAAACAAATTTATACACAAATGGAAATCCACCAAGTGACATATATGTTCTTTCCACAGATAAAACACTATACATAGGATACTATTATAAAATTTCAAATGGAGAAGTATTTACTGGAAAGTCACCTTCTGATAAACCTAATATTTTACTAATTCCTCAACCAGCAGGTGAAGGACAAGATGTTATTTTAGAAAAAAATAATTTAGTTGAATTTAATTTATCTGAAGCATCAACAGAAATATCTAATTATATAAATTTAAAAAACATAGATGTTAACTTAATAATTTATCTTCCATCATCATCCCCAAATCCCCCTAACTCTTTAGACTACACAAATGGAGGAATGAGAAGATATTTTTGTAAAAAAACAAACCAAACTATTTACTTAGAAATAAATAAAGATACATACGATAAACTAGTAAAAAAAGATTCATCAATTCTTTGGCAATTGTATCAACCTTTTACTTTAACATGGACACTTAAAGGTAACAGAGAACAAGTTGCTAAAAACAATCAAAATGTTGTTGAAAGAATTTCTAATAAATTAAGAATTCAAAATTTAGCAGAATTTTTAAAAATGGATTTTACTAAATACTATAAATATCCTGAAGCGTCCAATTTATACACTAAAGGAAATGAATTAAAAACTACTCAAGACAATAAAATGTACATAGGATTTTATCACATTCATCCTGACAAAGGATACATGGCTGGAGCAACTCACGTTTTAGAACCTCATGCTTATTTGTCTCCTATTAATGTATTTTCTTACTCATCTCCATCATTTAAAGACACTTCAAAACCATCTTCTACTTCAAACACAC